GGCCATACTTCTTTTACAAAATATATAAAATTATCTTGGCACAACTTTATGTGTTCAATCCATTTAGCTTCAACTGCTAATCTAAGTTGTTCATTCGTTAGTAATTCTTTTTGCACCATCTAAATTTTGTTTCGCTGTGAACCTTTTCTTGCCATTCTCTATTTGGTCTTGTAGTCCAGCCCTTTCCCTTTTTAAAAGGTTTTGTGACAGCTTCTTTTTCAAAACCACAAGCCTTAAGACTTATACCTGACTCTTTTTCAAGGGTATAAGTTATAATTTTATTTCCTCCCATCTGTTGCCAAATGTTCCAAGCTTTTGAATATAAAAAACTATTAACATTTTTTGTTCCATCTGAACAGGTTCTAAGCACCTCTGCAGTATATCTATTATCTAGTTTTCTCGCTACTGGTCTACCCAAAACTAGGATCCCTACTAATTTATTATCTTTCATGGCTCCAAGACAAAATTTACAACCCCGTACTTTCTTACTATGGCGATGTAACTTAATAATAAAATCATTTGCTTCAGCCATTGATATTGGTATACATTTCATTTTCATCTTGGTACCCCTTTTAACCCATAATAAAAATATAGTCACTACATCTATGAAACAGAGTTTTTAGCCCGCGCGCCTGATAGCAATCGCAAGTTGTACGTGGGAACTAGATTTTGTGTATTTGTTTGAGTTTGGAACTAGATTTGGTACCTCTATTCAGGTGGCGCAGATGGTGATGCAGGTGGAGAAGGTAGTGTGTACCTGTAACCCCGAAGGGTTACAGGTGTAGAACTTTACTGATTAAAGTCTTGATTAGGATTGTTTTGAATAACCTCTAGTATTGGTTTTAAGTTATTCACTAACTTTTGTTTTAACTCATTCACGATAGGGTCATTAGGGTACTGAATAATAATTTCCTCAACAGCACTTTCTAATTGTTTATACATGAATTGATAGTTAAGAGTTGTTGAACTTGAACTTGTACTTGCTTGTTCAACCTCATTTGAGTTTGCTTTGTTCTCAACTATTTGATTAACCATTTTGATTAAGTTGCTCATTAGTTTATTCCTTTCTCTTGAACTTTTATTTTAATCTCTTTTGTATCCATATCAACTAAAAATTCCTCATATAGTTTAGGGTGTTTTTCTTTGAACTTGGATACATCAAATCTTTTCATTGTTCTTTTGATAAGTTGAGCAAACCCCTCAATGTTATCAACTTTATTTATAATGATTAGATTTGTTTTAAGAGTTTCAAACAACTCAACATGACTTGGTTTAATCAAATCATTTGCTTTCTTTTGTTGTTTAACTTGTTCAACAGAATAGTGATAATTCACTAATGCTTGTTGCTCTTGCTTGTTAGCTTTCTTAATAAGTCTAGTGACTTTTTTTAGATTGCTCATAACATTTTTCCTTTCATAAGTTAATTGTTATCCCATGAATATAAGAAATTAAAAAAGATAATTCAACAAATAAATTAATTAATTTAAAAAAAAATTTAGAACTTCATTACTTATAATTAACCCTTGACTTTGGAAGAAATACTGGTGTCTGGTGCTGGGCAGCTACAGCTTAGATTACCGAGCCGACGCAGGTCGTGGGCGTGGGCGTGGGCGTGGGACAATGCCCACGCCAAAGCAACTTAACAGATTTTAAATCCTCGTGAATCTTCGCAGAATTTTATAAACTCTTCGACATTTTCCATTGTGAATGGATAGGAACTTCCGTAAGAGTATTTGGACTGTATCCAATCCCAAGTGTCATGGTCGTCCTTTGGATAGTCAGCAGGTGCTAGGTTTTCTTTTCCTTGTTCTTTCTCAACCTTATTAGCTAACATCTTGTGGCATCTCTCAACAAACTTATTATTATGTTCGGCTTCTTCCATTTCAATTTCAACGGCTTTTATGACCTGTGAAACTTTGCCATTTTTAATAAGTGCTTTGAGCTGTGAGGCAATTTGTTTAGCTTGTTCTTCGCTTACCTCGTGTCCGTCGTTGTGTTGCCAACTCTTCTTATCTTTTTCTTCAACGCAACCTGTTTCTTCGCACACAAAATCAGCAAGACGACGCCACCACCAATTATTATTTCGGAAGTATTCGCCATTCTTGTTCTTGTGGTTTCCTAATGAGTATAAATCAAATCCCATTTTTTTCTCCTTTGTTAGTTTCTTCTTTCTTATCAAATCCCATCAGATAATCAAGAACTTTTTTTTGGCAGGGCAAACCTGAAGAACTCCCGGTCTCGCCTGGCCAGCTGCAGAACCATTAGCTTCATCATTATAATCCAAGCTGTTTTGTGTCGTGGGCGTGGGAAACCCGTGCCTCTGACCAGCTGCCAGATCCCAGCCTGGCCAGCTCCTGTCAGGTCTCCAGCCACATGGTTCGGCGCTCTTCGGGCGTCGGCGTGGGGCTAGTAGAAGATTCCCGTGCACTGTCGGACCAGCAGGGTCAGCAGGAGGATGTAGATCCATCCTGCTGCCTTTGGAAAAAATACTAACGGAACTAGCAGTGTTGCTATCCATAGCAATGTGTTACCATCATCGTCCCCATGTGATGCCCTCCTCGTCAGTTCTGAACTTAACGACATCTCGCAACTTAAGCTTCGTTAAGATCTGTGGTACGTTATCTAAGGTCCCTTCTCCCTTGAGTCTAGAGCCCTTCGTGATCCGCACCCACATCTTTTCGCTACGGCCTCTTTGCTTAAACCATACGTATACGTAGTCACGCATGTTCACTTGCCGTTCGAGCTGCTTTATTTTGAAGTATGTGTCCTTACCGTGGTGAGGACAACTATAGACAACGTTGTCCTTATCTTCTTGTACATTTGCTACCATGTTATCACTCCTGTCCAAACCAAGAGTCCGAAGACAATTGTGCATACAGTGAGCTCTGGAATTATCGTGTTCATTTTTTTCTCCTTAGTTAGTTAGTTACGCGGTAGTCAGGTACCGATCAGTTCATTCTTCTATCACCTGTCTTCAAACACCTCAATGTGCACATCGGATGCCAACGGATCTACCGTACTAGTATAGATAAGACATCATGGGATAAATGTCAACTGTTAAAAATTGAAATGTTTCATCTTTCTCCAGCAGCATCAGGTTGCTGCCTGGCGGTCCCAGCTGGTAGCTTTTAGTTCAAGCCCCACCTTGTTGTCCGCGTGGGGTCGTGGGGGCGTGGGTCGAGAAAGGAAAATGAAAATAAACCATACCCACACCCTTGCGTACCATACCACGCTTCTCTGCTGCTGGCCAGATCCTGGCGAGCCCAGCTCCTGAGTAAGTTTTATAAGTTCTTTCGTGGGCGTGGGCTCACGGGATCGGGATTCAGGCTACCTGCTGCGTAACCTTCGGTTCTGGCGGTCCCAGCACGTGGTTGGTAGCTTTAGCTACCAACGGCGTAGCGTGGGCTCACGGGCTTCGGGCATCAGGATCCCAGCGGCGCAGGGCCAGCTGCCTCCTGGATCAGTTTTTTTAGGTCCGTGTGGCGGGACAACGGGATCGGTGTTCGGGATTCACGGCTCACGGCCAGAAGTTCATAAGGCCCGTGCGAGAGGGGCCTATTCAAGATATACGCTCTACCACCTGCTTTCAAGTATTTAATATGCCAATTAATTTGATACTTTGATAGACCACAATTCTTGCTGGTGTTCGCTTTGAGCTCAAGCCAAAATACTTGCCTGTTTACTACACAATGTACGTCAGGAATTCCATTAATAGTGCTAGATTCTATGCGAGTAAAATGCCAATCCTTGTTAATATTTTTTATATCATTCCACGGCTTTGATTCTTTGTTTTGAGCCATAATTTAATCGGTCAAGAATTACAAATACAGCCCATTAAATAACCACTTCCATCTTTCATCAAGTGTAAATTATGAGGTGCATCTAAGTACTCTGTAAAAGTTAATCTGATAATCTCACAAAGGTCAAAACAGTCTACTTCAGCAATAATTCTTAATTGAGAAAGCATATCCTTAGTAACTTCTACTAAGCTATAAGTTCCTTCGTTTAGGATTATGAGTTCCATTACAGCTTAACAATTTTTGTAATTACTGAGTTTGGTATAATAGTTGTACCACCGATTGTTTCAATATGACCTTCATCACCATCTCTTCCGTCCTTCAAGCCATAATCTGCAAAGATTCTCGTAACACCTTTTTCACGGGAAACCATCCAGCCTCTAGATATCATTCTACCAAGTTGTGACTTCTTTAGCTGCTCAAAGGTTTGCCAACCCGTCTCGCCTACAATATCCAACCAATGGATTTAAACAAACGGATAATGTTCTATCTTTTCTTTTGGAAATTTAATATTGACGTCTATGTGTTTTGTTTTTTTTAATCTTCTGCTTTTCATTCTTAGTTCCCCTAGTTGTTATACTTACTGCACCCACTGATACAGTCATAGTACTATTATGTACTTCGTTAAAAACTGTCAAGAAGTTCTTCCAATCTCTAGTTTTCAGTAACTTCTTTTGGCGTAACGTCAATAATATTTTTGGCTTCGCCGATTTTTGATTCAAGCTCCTCAAGTCTCTTCTCAAATTGTTCTCTGTTCATACCTTCTAAACCAATATGGCTTATTTCTTTTCTGTCTACAAAATGACCAGCCATTTGATCTCTTCTAAACTGAGCGTTTATAGCTGCTGTCATCTGGCTTTTCTTTTCAGA